ATTGACCGAATCCCATCCGGCCGCCGCTGGCAGGCTCGCGGTCAGGAGTCCCTGGCGCATCGGCGCCGTGATGACAGCGATCTGAGAATAGGTGACGTTGTCCGTCGAAATGTAGACGTTGGCGCCGCCCCATTGGCTGCCGCCACCGCCATTGATCCCCGACGCGCCGACCCAGATCTGCGCGACACCGCCCGTTCCGGACGGTGGCGGCTCGTAGATCAGCGGCGGGTTGATCGGAACGGCTGGGACGCCCCAGTTCGGCTGGAAGCCGCTCGCGGAAGCGTTCGGATTGAAGGCGGGGTTCGAGACGCCGGTAACCAACTCCTCGCAGGTGAAGGACAGCAGGCCCTTATCGTCCTCCTCGATCTCGATGATACGAACCGGATAGTTCGACAGCCCCAGGTTCGCGTCCGTGATCGTGACGATGTCCATCGGGTCCAGCAGGCAATATTCCCAGGACAGCTTGAACGTGAACTTGGTTCGGACATAGAGCGCGCGCTGCAAGATCGTCTGCGCGATCGCCGGCCCCATTACGAATTCGTCGCAGATCTCGTGGGCTTGAACGGTGGAGCCGACGCGTGGCCCGAAAATCTCGATCTGGCTTTGGTCGCGCGCCTCGACCGGCGTCGCCGCATATTGGTTGCCGCGTGACAGGACTTCGACGCGCTGGATCGTCGGCAGCGAGAAGACGTCGACCCGCTCGACCTGGACCGGATCCTTGTTCCCCTTCTCGTCGACAAAGTCTGTGTCGCTGAGCGCATATGCCGGAGTCAGGTTCGGCGTGAAGTCGCCGGCGGACCCGGCGGTGTATGTGATGACGACCGGCTTCCCTTGATCCGCCTGCCCGAAAATATAAGTACCATCTGGGTACATTCCGTATTCGCCAGCGACGGTGGGCTCCGCCGCCCCGATGAATGTAAGCGGGATGTCGACGAAGGCATAAACGACGCCGCCATCCGAAACGAACTGGCCCGGCGGCGCGACATCCACCAATGCCGGAAGCGACCCTCCGGACGATACCGGGATCGGAATCGGGATCGATAATTCCGTGCTGTAAGTCTGCACCTGCCCTGCGGAGATCGCAGTGTCCCCATAGGGGATGAATTTGAGCAGGCCACCGCTCCAAACTGCGGCTGTCGAGAAGATCTGCAGCCATCGTGTCAGGATGCTTGACGCCTGTTCCTGGCTGACCAGAGCAGGCGAGAACGCATAGCCCATGGCACGGCAGTAGGCCTGAAAAGAATCCGGGTTCGTGAACAGCGAGCCCGCATCGATCGATGCCGGATCGAAGCCGCAGCCATATTGCGCGTTGGTCAAGAAGTCTTGGATGACCAGCGCCGGGTCGGCGTCGATCCCATTGACCCCGGTCGCGGCAAGCGGCCCATAGACCTCGACGTTGTGATTGCCGATCGCGGCGCTGTCACCGAGATTGTAGCCCCCGCCCCAGAGGTAAGCCGTGCCCTGATAGGCGAGCGCGTTGTAAGGATAGGTCGCCGCGAGATATGGCCAGACCTCCTGCGGCGTCGAGCCCGGAAACGAGCCGAGCCCCAATTCCAACTGGACGTAGACTGATAGGTCTTTCCAGATGAGCCCGATGCCGGTTCCGATCTCCCCCAAAGGCGTGAGCGGCCCCTCGCACAGCGCCATGATCAAGTCAGCGGTATAGGTGTAATCGGCCGATGCGGCAGCGCCCGCGCCAAAGGCGCCGCCCTTACCGCCGACGCCCTTTCCAGAACCGCCTGGGACCGCCTTGAAGTTTGCATACCAAATCAGGTTCGGCGCGAGCTTGTTCTGACCCCACACGATCGGGATCGGCAGCGTCGAAGTCGACGTCTGGACCTGGAGCGCGGTGTAATCTGGTTTGGCGTTGTTGTTGCGGCGAAGGAAGGACATGCTACTTGCGCGCCGCGCCCTTGGTCTTCCTGGTCAGCTTTGGAGCCTTGGCCAGGAACATCTTCCGCGCTTCCTCGGCGATCTGCTCGACGGTCTTTGTATGGGTTTTTCGACGGGTCAGCATTCCTCACCCCAAATACTGGCAAACTTCGCCGTCTTCATGCGCGCCGAGAGCTCGGCGCTGTTCTGGATGATGTCCTCGACCACGCAGTGGGCGGCGGAGAAGGCGTGGATGATCGCAAGCGGAGCAACGCGCGACGCAATCCCGGCATGGGCGAAACAGCGGCCAACCCGAAAGAGAACAATATCGCCTTCCAGTGGCGTCCGTACCTCGCGCGAGCGCGCCAGAAGGAAGCCGAGATAGCGCTCCTCGCCACGATGCAAGAACCAGTCTTTGGTGTAGGGGCGAGGATCGAATTTCTCGACGATGCCGAGATCGCAATAGACGCGGACCAGGAGCATGGCACAGTCGACGCCGTGGCCTTTGACGTCTGCCGCGTGATGGTACGGCGTCCGGAGCCATGTGCGGGCCTCAGCGACAACGGCAGCCCGTGCAACGTTGGTCGTCATCAGTAAGCCAGTTGCGGCGGCGGGACATAGGGAAAGGCGCGGAAATTCGTGAGATTGTTGAACTTGGCCGCGCAGGTCGATTGCGTATGATCGCAACCGAACGCGACGTTGAACTGGTCGCCGGTAGCCGGCGCGAATGGCAGCGGGTACATCAGATTGTAGAGTGCTCCAGCAACGACGCTCTTGATGGTCACGCGGACATTGGAATTGGCGCCCGAAGTGAAGACGAGCGATCCCTGCGCGTCGCCCGCGCGCGCGCCAGAGAACATGATCGTGCCGGAGTTCGATCCGGCCTCGCAGCTGCCGTCCAGCGAAAAGGTTCCCCGAATGATGCCGCAGCCGGTGTCGTAGAGGACGTGGAGACACGTCGGCGAGAACAGGTTCTTCGGCATGTCGTAGTCGAGGATCACGAGATCCGAGGCGACCGTCAGAGTGGCTTGGGTGCGTCCGACATTGTCGACTGTGGAAATGCGTCCCTGAAACAGCCGGACGCCGCCGACAACGCTTCCCATTGGGCCCGTGAGAAAGACTCGGTCACGATAGACCGGGGCGCCATCGAACGCGCCATCTCGGAGAGCGATAAGAAATGGAGCGCCGTTGATGATATCGGTCGGGCGGGCGGCGATAGTGATCTGCTGCTTGTCGACTTCAAGGCCTACCGATCCCTTATATTTGAGGCCAGAAATGAGCGGCCCAGAAGCCGAGAAGGTGAAACCGTTGGAAACGACGTCGTAATCGACGTTTGTCCAGGTGTATTGAGTGCCGCTGGTGGTGATGAAGGTGAAGCACTCGGCGAAGGCGATTGGCGCGTCGGGCGCGGCGCGCGCGGCGTTGATGAGGTTGATGACGGCGGTAGAGGTCTGTTTCATGACCAGAAGAACTTCCAGAGGCCGGCCGTAAGCAAATACATCGCAGCGCCTCTGACCAGAAAATAAAGGGTGTCGCCAGTAATGATCAGAGCGCCTTCCTCAAGCCACGTCGCCTATCGAGCGGCGTCGAGCTTGGAGGTCTCGTCCGCATGGGACAGCAAGTCTTATCGTTTATGGGTCTAGGTCGTTTCGCGTGCGCGCGGCGGCGGAGATGACCGGAGCGCCGGTAGAGCGAACTTCTCCGCTGGCTGCGGATCGACTTAAGGTGCGTGGGCAAGCACCCTCGGTCTGACGTAGAGTTTCACGACGTCCGCACTGATTTGAATTTGATACTGTCGACCTGCCATAGGTCCGACATAAATTCCTCGAAATCCTGGTCGTCGGAATCGAAGCGGCACTCGAAGGCGTAAGTAAAGGTCGCGGCAACCGAGACGCCGGGCCCGGGCGCGGTTGCAAACACAAGGGAGTTAGGCACCGATAGCGACCAGCCGGACGGCTGATTGACATTGTTCAAAAAAACGTTCGTGACGCTCATCACCCAGCCAACGGGCTCGAGGAACGCGCCCATAAAGCGGCAGAACGTGAAGGTGCTAGTCACCCCATCGCCAGTGGCGAAGCCTACGTTCGTCGCCGTGCTGTCAGTCGGATCGTTGTAGAGAAAAGTCCCGAATTGCCCTTGCATTTGTAGGAAGAAACCCATGAGGGCCTGCAGAGAATTGGCGTCGGCTCCGGGATACGAAGTTGGCGATGATGACAGAGCGTCGAAGGTCAGCTCGAATTGCCAGATCGGATTCTGATAGAGCGCGTCGCGAACCTCGCGGCCCGATACATGACTCGCCACCAGCGTCGAAAACAGCGGCTTTTTGTGCACGCTCCAGCCGAGGCCGGGCAGCGTCGGGAACGACGGCGGCGTGGTCATATCACGGCCGGACCGCTACAAGCCGAATCGTCCGGAGCGTCCAGAGCATTGTCATGAACTCCTCGAAATCCTGCACATCTTCGGTGAAGCGGCAAAGCCAGAGAATGTTGAAGTCGGCCGTGATGGCGGCGCCCGCGAGCGGCGGCGAGGTGAATGTGATCGCCGGTAGATATCCGTTTGAAACGGACCATCCGCTCGGCTCCGCGACACCGTTTAGGTAAACTGCCGCGACGTTGGATGTCCCGTAGACGGGGCCAATGTAGGAACCGATCGAGGCCACCAGTGGGAAAACTGTCTGCGAGCCATCGCCCACTCCTATCGCTTGGCCAGTGACCGCGGATAGACCGGGCGGCTCGACCCAGAACGGCGCGGCCTCCCCACTTGCCTGTTCGAAGAACCCGGCGATTGCCTGCAATTCGAGATGCGCGGCGTCTGCACGCAATAGGTCATAGGTCAGATCGATGCCGAAATAGGGATGCGCGAATCGCTGGGTCCGTGTCTCCCGTCCGCTAACATGCTGACCGATTTCCGTTTTGAATTGCGGCTTGATGTGGACAGACCAGGCAAGAGCGGGTCCGAGCGCGAGCGTAGGGAATTCTGGAGGGGTCGGCGGCAGGCTTGGCGGAGGCGGTGGCAGGACGGCGCGGGTCGTTCCGATCCAAAGCCCCTGTTGCCAGTTTCCAGCGTCGCCCCAGGCGCTGTTCAGGACCGGGAATGTCGGGAATGGCCGTGCATCGGTATTCCAGACGCAGCAGAAATTCCAGTTAAGCATCGGCAGTCCGCCGACGCTTTCATTGTTCCCGTCGACATTCCAGTATTCGTAGACCGCCTGAAGCGCTAGAGCCTGAATGGTGTCGTCACGCCGCGGGAGATATCCGAGCTCGTTGGCCGGATCCCAGATCGACCAGTAGGCCGTGGAGCTCTCTGTCGATTTTGGGTCAAAGAAGACGTTCGGTTGATTGGTCGCCTTGTCGCATGCGGCAAAGCCATATTCGAGAGTGATGATCGATTTGGAGTTCGGCGTCCACTCGGTCCTCGTCCCATGTGGCGAAAAGCCGGTCCCATCGCCGTTATCATAGATTGCCTGGTGGTTGTTATTCCACCACCAGCGCAATTGCTTGTTGGCGAGAATCTCTTGTTGAGGAAAGTATTGGTTACGGGCCTGCGATAGACGGTCGCCTTCAGGCAACGAAACTTGTGAATCCGTTCCGTTCGGATCGAGACCGCGGCCAAGATTGTTGCTGTCATTGTAGAAATAATCGAAATACTGTCCGCCCTCAATGCTGCCTTTGAGATAAGGGATCGAGTAGATCGTTGGGGGCCCGCTCAAACCCAAGCCGCTCAGTTGTGTCGGCCCAGGCGGCCAGGCCCCACTGAACTGTGGCTCATTCCAGTTCGCCGCGTCCAAACCGCCGGCGCCAGTCGTCCAGTCCGTCAGTGGCATGTAATTATCAAAGCTGACGAAATCGATGTTCGGATTGGCCCACAGTTGATCGAGATGCGGCCACTGACCGTTTGCCCCTGCGTGCTGCCATCCCATCCAACTCGACCAGTCGGCCGAATAGGTGATGAGGTTCCCGAGATTTGACAGGTTCTTGGTGAGCCCCGCGTTATCGAACGTGGTCCGGACGTCATTGGCGAGGGCGTTCAGCTGGGCGACCATTGGATAGTCCCAGATCGCATTGCCCGAACCGTCGACGGCTCCCGGTTTCGTCCAGGTCGGACCGCGCAGGA